ATATATTATTTATATTTTATTTATATATTACCTATTGACAGTATATATAATATATATTAATAACGTTACATAACCAAAACAAAGAGGGATAATAAAATGACCAAAGTACACCATACAGTTTATAAACCACGTTATGAAGCTTACATATTAGACACAATTACAGATATTAACGGCAATGAATTACCATCCAGGGAAGCCAAGGTTAAGCGCTTGTTTGACCGCATCAATTCAGAATGTGGTTGGAACATTGCTAGAATTGGCAAGCAAAAAGCCATTGCAGAATGGTTATCTGGATTAGCTATTGATATTGAGTATTATTATGATGGTATTGTTGACCTTGCAATCAAGTTTGGTTCAATCAACGAAAACCCAAACGATAAATTATATAATAAAGTTTGCGAAAATTATTGGCTATTTATGGCAAATATTATTTGTGGAATGGAGCAAAGCAAATGAATAAACAAGAATTAATCAAAGCATTAGACAGCGGTTTAGATGTTCGCTGGTCAAATGACAGTTATGAATGCTTTAAAGATGTAACAGGCATTTATTCAGTAATTTGCACGTCAAACGATAGCATGATCGGTATATTCAGCAAAGATATGCAGAGAACAAACATAGGTTTGAAAGATTGTTATATAAAAGAGGAGCAAAGCAAATGAAAGATACAGTAAAAATAAAGCGTGAAGCATTAGAGCAATTAACCGACTTTGTGCGTAAAGATATAGAAGTTGCACATTTAGAAACGTCCGATAATGAAGATTTAACATATATTATAAATGTGACAAACGCATTAATGGCTGGAAAATATTCGCTTGAATTATACAAAAATGAAAATCATGTTTTTATTGAGATAGAGCAATTAGAATTTTTAACAGGCCAAACGCAAAACAGCTTTGATTTTATTGCACCTGATACAGATTGGAATTGCTTATCCGATATGCTGGCAACTAATCTTTTAGCAAGTGCCATATTGGAGGCAAGGCAAGCAATGCAAATTGAGCCAGAAACAAAAGAGGAGCAAAGCAAATGAGGGTAGTTTCATTATTTGACGGTATGTCATGCGGGCAATTAGCACTTGATAAGCTAGGTATAAAACCAACTTATTTTGCAAGTGAGATTGATAAGTACGCAATGCAAGTAACAAAAGCCAATTACCCCAATACACATTTTATTGGAGATGTCACAAAAGTTGACGCAAAGCTATTACCAAAGATTGATTTATTGCTTGGCGGTTCACCATGCCAAGGTTTTTCTTTTGCTGGCAAGCAATTAAACTTTGATGATCCAAGGTCAAAGCTATTCTTTGAATATGTGCGATTGCTAAAACAATTAAAGCCAAAGTATTTCTTACTGGAAAACGTGCGAATGAAAAAAGAAAGCCAAGATATTATAAGCGAATATTTAGGCGTTGAACCGATTGCAATAAATAGCAATCTTGTTAGCGCGCAAAATAGATACAGATTATATTGGACGAACATTCCAAATATTACGCAACCTAAAGACAGGCAAATCAATCTTAAAGATATTATAGAAGATGGTTTAACAGATCGCACAAAATCACATTGCATTGACGCGAACTATTTTAAAGGTGGTAATTTAAAATCATACTTTGAAAAACACAGACGCCAATTAATATTTAGCGATGAGGGTTTATGTCATGTAGGCGATGCGGATCTAAAAGGTCATGGGTATGTTAGGCGTGTATATTCACCAGAAGGTAAAGCCCCAAGTTTATGTGCGTCTTCTGGTGGTAATCTTGAACCTAAAATACTTGTTAAAGGTGCAAGGTTAGTTAATCGACGATTAGACCAAAATGGAAAACGTAAAGATTACGATAAAACAATACCAAATAAGCCACAGATCGAAGTTAGAGAAGATAACAATTCAAATTGTTTAACGACTGTAACCAAAGACAGCATATTAGTTGAAGATATGTCATGGCGTAAACTTACCCCTTTAGAGTGCGAGAGATTGCAAACTGTGCCAGATGGTTACACCAAATCAGTATCTAACACCCAAAGATATAGGATGCTGGGCAACGGCTGGACTGTTGACGTAATATCACACATTTTAAGCAATATGGAGTAAAGCAAATGACAACTAAAGTAGTAGCCCAACCTTGGTATGATATGGCTATCCAGGATAAATTTAGCATTCAAGTTGATGAATTAACATTTCACATATTAGACGAATTAGGCAAGCCAATTGTAAACGACGATTTGACGCCAATGAAATTTAGATCATTACGAGAATTAGATTTTGTTACAGATTACATTGATCTTGATGATTTGGAGATTATCCAATGATAGTTACATTATCACGCAAAGAATTGAGCGATTGCAAACAAGCTGCAACTTTACGCTGGCAATTAGCAAGGTTAAGCGGTGTCGTAAATCAAAGAAAAGATAAAGGCAGAACTGACCAGGATTTGGATATGCTTGGCCTTATGTCAGAATTATCGGTGGCAAGAATATTTGATATAAAACATAATCTATTTCAAATGGGTGTTGATGATGGTAGCGATATGTTTCTGCATAATATCTCAATTGATGTTAAATCAACATTTTACCCTACGGGCAAACTGTTATTTAAATCAAAAGCAAGTTTTAAATCTGATTGCGCTGTATTGGCCTGCAAGATTGCACAAAACCAAATTAATGTTGCTGGCTTTATACCTAAAAAAGTATTTTTAGCACAAGCAGAACAACGTGATTTGGGACATGGTAAAGGATGGATGATTGAACAATCTGAATTAATGCCTTTATCAATGCTTTGGGAAGTTGCAACAGAACAAAAAATTAAGGAATCGAACACATGACTTTTTTTACACTTTTAAGCATTTCTTTGACTTTAGAAGGTGGATCGAACTTTGAGAAAATGTATGCCAGCGCAAAAGAATGTGGTGATGCATTACCAGCAATATATTACGAATACTATCCACATTTTCCTGATGCAATGGGGCAATGCCTGCAAACAAATAAAATTTCGTCAATGAATATTAAACCAAAATTACGTCCAGAGGGGTTAAAATTATGATTAAAGATATAGAAATTAATGTTGGTGGTAAAAAGATTGTTTTTAACACCAATAATATTTTAAATGAAGTTTTTAAAAAACACATCAAAGATTTACAAAAAAATCAACGTGATGAAACGCCTATGTTAAATGAAAAAGGTCATTTTGTGAGGTTTATTGATGTCGATTGATCCCAGAACTGTAAGGCAAATTAGAATGGCAGCTGAACAAGGCTTAACACAAGCAGAAGCTTCAAGGCTGTTAGATATGAACCAAAGCTATATAGCACGAGCAAAAGCTTTATATAACATTAAATTTATAATGCATGAGGATAAATATGCACATTTCAGAAGCCCACAAGATGACATTGAGATTAATGAAAATGAACTCGTTGATGATAGAGGACATGAAAAACCCAGACCCAACCAGGGACAGGAAATATTACAAATGGTTTCTGGAGGAACAACAAGCTTTAATGGAGAATATGGAGTTGAGACTGAGAAGCCACCGAAAACAATCCAAGAACTTAAAGAAAGATTAAAACAAAATGATAAGCAACACCACTACGAGATAATATATTCTTTTAAGCTGCAAGAATTTGAAAAACAGCAAATTAAATTAGGTTTAAGAACCCCATTACATAAGGGAAGAAAGATACAAAGTTTATCAACATCAAGTGCAAATAAAAACATTGCGTTAAACTCACAAAGTTTTCCCGCAAAACATGAGACAGCTAAACAACAGCGTATTTTAAAATCAATTAATCGTGGTGGCAGATATACAACATCTATGATTGCAAGGAATACAGGTTTAAGCGTTTCATATGTTGCACCGCAATTAAATGTACTTTTTAATCAAGGTTTAGTCTTGCGTAGTAACGAAAAACAACCACCTTTTATTGGTAGTTTAGATGGTAAAAAAACTTATCGTTACGTTTATTTTAAAAAAAATAATAATTAGTATATTGCACCCATATGATTTATATATATAACTGACTATAAAATAAAATGGAGAACAAAATGGATAAGAAAAGATTAATAAGTTTTAGTGAAAGCCAAGACCAAGCAATAAGTGAGGCAGCACATAAAAGTGGGTTATCATTCACAGCATATGTTCGTATGGCGGCGCTTATGCAAGTGACAAAACAAGGTGTGGAAGTTAGCCCACCAAAGGAAGATTAATATGCTTTCAATATTTGGTATTGATCCAGGATATAGTGGTGCGATTGCGATTTATTGGCCTGAAGCCAATAAACTCGAAATCCACGATATGCCAATAATGTTAAATCATGCTGGCAAGAATATTATAGACTGTCATACATTGCTTAACCTTCTTGAGCCTGAAACGAAAAACAGGTTTGCAGTTGTGGAGCGTGTGAGTGCAATGCCAGGACAGGGTGTATCAAGCGTATTTAGATTTGGTGAGGGTTATGGAATGTTGCAAGCATGTATTGCAGCTAACAAGCATCCATTGCATTATGTAACCCCCGCAAAATGGAAGAAACACTTTGGTTTAAACAGGGACAAAGGTGTAAGTAGAAGTAAAGCAACCGAGCGTTTCCCAGAATACGCAAATTTGTTTAGTAGAGTCAAAGATGACGGACGAGCAGAAGCCGCTTTGATTGCATTATATGGAGCAGAACAACTAAGTTAGGAGGATAGTCTATGACTATGATTTTAAGTAATAAAATGAGCAATGAAGAGTATCATGCACATGAGAATATATCGTCAAGTGATTTGAAGGCAGTAGCCAGCACAACATTACATCATTGGAAGGGTAAAGTACGCAAAGAAAACCCTGCTTTTGATTTAGGTACGGCAGTACATGCGATGCTACTTGAGCCAGAGAAAGATTTAATTGTGCGTGGGCCAGAGACAAGGCGCGGTAAGGCGTGGAGTGAGGCTAAAGAAGACGCAGAGAAGCAAAATAAGCTACTCCTGACCGAAGCTGACTATGATTTAGCATGTGACATGGCTAAAGAGTGTTTATCGCACTCCATGGGAGCTAAATTACTGTCTAATAAAGAGTTGATAACAGAAGCATCCTTCTTTGTTACGTGTCCTGAAACGGGATTAGGGTTAAAGACTAGACCAGATGGTTTTATATCATCTGCTGGCCTTGTCATTGATGTTAAGACTTGCCAAGATGCAAGCCCCAATGGGTTTGAGAAAGCTGTAAGGAATTTCAAATATTCCATGCAACAAAGTTTTTACAGATATTGCTTAGAGATTGAAGGAATTAATATTACTAATTTTATATTTATTGCAATTGAGAAAGAAAAACCACATGCAGTTGCATGTTATGAATTGTCAGATAAATATGAAAGGTTTGCGCGCCAAGAGATGATGCAAACATTACACAAGATAAAACGGGCAAAAGAAACTGATGATTACAGCACTGGATGGCCTGACTTAGATACAATATCTTTACCACCTTGGTTAGATGGTGAGATATAATTAATCCCAGCGTGAGGGTGTCACGTATTTTAAAGGAGTTGTAAAATGCAACATATGATAAGCGGTGTAACCGCATTGTACCCTAGACTTAATGGTACTTATAAATTTGACACACAAGAAAATAAGAGCGTTAAGTGCCATGCACTTGATGAGGGCGCAGCTTTTGAGATGTCATTTAAATTAGATGAAGCACAAGCAAAGGAGTTACATCAAGTTTGCTCGCAGGCATATGCAAATGCGGCAGCAATGGATACAAAACGTAAATGGCCTGATAAGCCTACTAACTTACCATACAAGAGAAACGCAGATAATGAGATTGTTGGTAAGTGTAAGTTAAAAGGATCATATGGTGGGGATGTTACACAACCACCAAAGCAAGTAGATGCAGCACGTAATAGATTGCCAGATGATTTTATGCTGACAACAAACTCAAAAGTTAATGTTGCAGTTATGATAGTGCCTTATAACACGGGTAGTTTGAATGGTGTTTCATTACGCTTGCGGGCAGTACAAGTATTAGAACTTGCTGAATTAGAAGGTGGAGATGATCCATTTGATAAAGTAGATGGCTTTGTATCACCTAATTCAGATACAATATTTAATAATGCACAGCCAGCACAGCCAATTAATGGTCAAGACTATGACCCATTTGCAGCTAGTGTAGCTTCACAAGCACCAGCTTCTAATGATGTGTTTGATGATGATATTCCGTTTTAGATGAAAAATGCCTCTCGCTTAAAGATTGTACCAAAGTTATGCGAGAGGCATGAAATACCCCAAAACAAAAGGAATATATAGATGATACATAACAATAAAACAGAAAGCAAGTTCCCAGCAGCAATTTGGTCAGAATTTGGGACAAAGATAATACAGGGTTTAGAATTAAAGAAAACATCTAAAGGTGAATATCACGGCCCATGCCCTAGTTGTGCTGGCAAAGATAGATTTTGGATTAAAGAGCATAATGGTGAGGTGCTAGTACATTGCAGGCAGTGTAATGATTTTAAAGAAATAAAAGATAGGATGAGAGATATGTCTCTTTGGCCTACAGAAAATCATATAAGTGCTATACAAGTGGAACGCACAGATAATATAATTTGGCCTGAAAGAGATACCAGCATTACACATCCTTACCTTGATAAAAAGAAATTAAATTTAAATAATGCAATCATTGATGGTGATAACTTATGTGTACCCATTATTGATTCAAAGGGTAAACGTGTAGGCCATCAACTTATTACGGCTGAAGGCCGTAAGAAGTTTTCATATCAAATGCCAGTGACAGGAAACTTTAGTGTTGTTGGGGGTCAAATAGTTGATTTTGCTTATGTTGCAGAAGGTTGGGCTACTGCTGCAACAATATATGAGGCAACAGGAAAGCCGTGTGTTTTTGCATTAAACGCAGGCAATATACCAGCAGTTGTTGATAATCTTTTGCAAGCCAAACCTGATTGCACGTTTGTTGTGG